TCCGCCACACGTTATAGAAAAGCTGCTCGGACATCAGATGGGAGGGGTTATGGCCAGATACAACCTTCATGACTATATGGACGATCAGCATGAATGGCTGGATATCTGGCAGAAGCACCTGCAGGAGATTATTGGATATCCCCTTTAGTGAAGTTGACCTTATCTTCCCATGACTTAATCTCCGATTCACGCCACCGCTTAGGGTTCCCTGGTATAGTTGGTTTCGGGAAAGGGCATGAAAAGCATGATGGCATGCGTTTCGGTGTGCTCCAGAAATAGAGCGTGCTGCGGGAAATTTTGTAACGGGCAAGGATTTCGCTTGTAACCAGGATGCTGTCATTCATCTGTGTTCTCCAGGCAAAAAGAAGCCCGGCGCGGGGCCGGGCAAAAGGGATAACGGAGCAGTGCTTTCGCACCCAATAGCCAGCTCATAACTGGCTATCAGTTGCGTCAGTCGGTGAAATAGCAGAAGTCAGAACTCCGCGTTCGCACAGCAATCCACCCAGGGGCTGGTTTACCTGTTCTCGCTGCTACATGCCACGAAACGTATTGCATGTGCTGCGTATTACTGCGCCAGTGGTTCATGCCAAGCAGACGGCGCGCTGCCGCGTTACTCTTCATAATGTCTCCTCATGCCGCACGCTGGGCGCGCAGCTTCTTCAAGTGTTCTGCTGTTTCTATTTCTTCGGCGATCCGCTCAGCCTGTGCTTTGGTCAGCGGTTCAAATTCGTGTTGAAAGCGACACATGCTGGCGATGCAGGTGCGACCGTTGCGGATGTAGTGGATGACTTCGTGGGTAGCGCGGAGGATTCTGCAGGGCGCGCCGAAATCATCGGCGTACCAGGTATTAGGCTGGATTATCCTGAACATTTGGATCACCTTTTACGAAGATCACCCAGTGGGTTTTGTCTGACTTGCCGGTGCGCTGCCAGATGACCGGCTTCTCGTCGGTAAGCGCCAGGATATTGCTTACCGGGATCTGCGTTTCGTTCCATTTGAAGATGAGAACTCCGTGTGGCCACAACACCCTGAACGCCTCGGCAAAGCCTGCACGCAAATCATCGCGCCATGTTTCTTTGTTGAGCCGCCCGTACTTTTTACCCATCCACGCGTTATCGCCGACACGCTCGAGGTGCGGGGGATCAAATACGACGACAGGAAAAGTGTTATCGGCAAAGGGAAGGGCGCGGAAATCAGCTATAAGGTCCGGGCTGATAACCAGCTGGCGACCGTCGCAAAGCTCATGCTGCTCAGCGCGGATATCACTGAACACGGCGCGCTCGTCCTGCTTGTCGAACCAGAACATGCGCGACCCGCAGCACATGTCTAAAATTGACTGCTGCATCACAGCCCCCTCTGCTTATTCTTCAGCTCGATAACACCCTGGCAATCAGCGCACGTCTGGCAGCCTGGTACGGCAGCTCGCCGCGGCTCGGGAATTGGTTCGTCGCATTCTTCGCAGCGCTCAGCTGATACTGCGTTGCGGTTTAGGCGGTGAGCGGAAAGGGCAGCTTTACGCTGAAGCTCTTCAATCTCTGCTGCGGTATCGATGATATCGGCCATGGTCAATACTCCCGGAACTGTCGGTTAATTCGGTTGAAGGTGAACGCCAGCAATAAAAAAGGCCGCTTTAGCGACCTGGTGATTAGTGCCTTCATGCTGCACCGCCATTTTTTTCAGTTAGCACCAGCCTTCCGTCGCATAGAGCGCGGACGATTTCTTGATACTCCCAGCCGAAGTACATGCTCTCGACGTAGACCCGCAGAGGAGGATAATCATGCTTTTTGCGGCGAATGAAAGCCTCCGCTGCTTCACGGGTAAAATGAGCGTTGATGTTCTGCCACTCTTTGCGTGTACCGCAGACAGTGTGGCCGTCAAGGTCAGCCAGCACTTCCCACTGAGCGTCTTCATCGAGATCCGTAAAGGCTGTGTCGCACTGGTCAATGCAGAAGGCGTTTAACTCTTCCTGCTGCTGTTCATCAAGATCATCCCAATACTCCTGCGGGCTGTCCCATTCGCATTCCTCGAAATGGACTATCTTCGATTCGCCGTACTCTTCTGCCAGGCCAAAAATGGTTGCCTGCTTCTGAACCATGAAAATCGGATCGGCGGTGGCGTGACGATTAACACCATCGCCGCGATGGTGATACCTCAAGCGCTCAATGAAATCTGCGAATGTTTCCGGAGTTAATTTCGCTCCGTCTGCTATCGAATTGCTCATGAATCCACTCCGAAGCGGCGATTAAGCCGCCCTGTGTATACGACGAACTCCAGGAGGCTAACTCCCAGAGCTTCAATTTTCTTGTGATGCTTGTTGATGATGGGAGGCACCGTTTCGTTCCAGTTAGGCTTTGGCTTCTTGCGCATGGCCTGCTGGATTTCTTCGGTGCAGCGGCGGCAGGCTGCGCGAATGGCGTTGTCTTTTTCTGGCGTCATGCGGCCTCCCTGCGGGCGAGAAGTTTCGCCCCGAAAGCCATCAGCTCGTCCCGGTCCACAGTTGCGAAGTGACAGTGTGTACGCGGGTACGGTCGCCAGATGATGAGCATCGACCCTTTGTTATTTCCCGATACTGGCTTACCGGTGACCGGGTTGATAAATGCCAGCCGCCCGGCTGTGATGAAGCGCACCTCGCTGGCGGTCTGGATAGCCTCTTTGAACCAGCCAACTGAAGTGTCTGCCGGTACCAGCATGACCGTGCCGATCTGATTAGCGCTCTCGGCGGCGGCCTTCTTAACGAACGGCGTGATGTCACTGTATGGCGGGTTCAGCCAGACGTAGCCAGGAACATTCAGGTAATCAGCCCACGGCGTTTCCAGCGTGTTTTGCTCAGCGGTGATGAACTTCCGGCACAGCGCGTTATGCGGCGCCGCGGCGGCATCCAACTGGAAGCAGAACTCAGCATCAAGGGCGGCGAAGAGGGCTGGTGGTGTGCGCCATAGGTCGCGCTGATCCGCTGGTGTTTTTGTTTCGTATACGTAATCCATCTTCACCTCACTATGAATTTTTGAGGATGGAGAATGCTGATGCAGCCACTCGAGGAACCTGTCCATTGCCAAGGGCTTTAATTCGGTCCACCCGATGGGCCATCCCATGAACCACTCGACCCATTCCGGGTTCAGCTGTCCATCCTGGTGTGGCTGCGACCCATCCGGAAATGGGCGCATCTTTATCGCACTCGGTAAGTCTGGAGTTCTGCGCAGCCGCTCGCTTGGACAGTCGCCGCGGATCGTTGCCTTCGCTGTAGGCCACAATCCACATCCTGTCTCTTTCATGGGGCGCTCCGCAGTTCGATGCTGAAAGACGAAACCACTCGCAGCCATACCCCATCTCGGCAAGGTCACCGATGACCACGGCAAGACCTTTTCCCCTGAGTCGCGGCGAATTTTCCACGCAGACGAATGCAGGTCGTACTTCACTGACGATTCTCGCCATTTCTGTCCACAGTCCGGAACGACGTCCGTTGATGCCGGCGCCATTACCATTTGCGCTAATGTCCTGGCAGGGAAACCCGCCAGAAACGACGTCAACAATTCCTCGCCATGGCTTTCCGTCAAAACTGCACACGTCAGACCAAATCGGGAAAGGTTTGAGGATTCCATCATTTTGTCGTTGCGCGAGAACTTGTGCGGCGTAGGCATCACGTTCAACTGCGCATACTGTCCGCCAGCCAAGGAGGATACCTCCGAGTATTCCTCCGCCAGCGCCTGCGAAAAGAGCCAGCTCATTCATGCCACCTCCTGCCTTTCCCGATATTCCTCAGCGAGCCGCTGGGCCTTTAATGGATTACTGACCACTTCACCCCATGGCATTAACCAGCCGTTACCAATGAAGGGAAGGCACAGAGTGCCAACCCTGATGTCGTCGTGAGCGTGAGTCATTAGTCACTCCTTGAAGCGCCGCCGAGGCCCTTGCGGTTGTCGTTGAGATATGGGTCAACTGGCGTGTAATTGGATGAGGCAGGTGGTGAATCGTCGTTGGCTCTTTCTTGCTGGATGATTTGGTAAAGCTCTTTGCGATCGGCTCGCTCAGAGGGTGAAAGCTTCCGGTCAGGGATTGGCTGGAGAAGATATTTTCGATACTCAGGGGTAAATTTGTTCACTGGTTTCTCCTGACCGGGAGATGATTCAAAAGGGTATATCGTCGTCGAAGTCCATTGGCGGTTCGTTAGATTGGGAGGGTGCCGACTGCTGCTGTGCGCGAGACCGTGCGCCGCCGCTGAACTGATTTCCGCCCTGCGGTTGGCTGCCACCTGCTGGTGCTGCTCCACCGCCCTGGCGGCCACCAAGCATCTGCATTGTGCCGCCGACGTTTACTACCACCTCAGTGGTGTACTTCTCGACGCCTGCCTGATCTGTCCATTTGCGGGTACGCAGTTGGCCCTCGATATAAACCTGAGAGCCCTTGCGCAGGTATTCTCCGGCCACCTCAGCCAGCTTTCCGAACAGAGCGACGCGGTGCCATTCCGTTTGCTCTTTGAGCTCGCCGGTGGCTTTATCTCGCAAAGACTCCGATGTCGCCAGCGTCAGGCTGCACACTGCGCCGCCGGACGGAAGATAACGGACCTCGGGGTCTTGCCCGAGGTTGCCGACGAGGATCACTTTGTTTACGCCTTTGCTAGCCATTTACGCCGCCTGTTTAAGTTCTTTGAGTCGAATGCCAGTAACGTCCTTGCATTTGTTCTGGTGCTCAGCAAATCCGTTTAGCAGTTTCCATGTGTCTTCATAGCGATGCTTAAGCCGATCGCTATCGTTTTCAGAGCCAGCGTATGCCGAGAATTCGGCGAGGATTTTGTCCGCATCCACGGACTGTGGTGCCCGATCTCGCTGCTGGTGACCATCATGCGTTTGCTGTCCCTGCTCGATTGGTGTTCCTGATGGCAATGCCCATTCCGGTAGAGCAGGCGCCTTCCAGTAGAAAACGCCAACCTCTTTTGATTTGGCGTACTGGAACCCGGGCGCGCGCGTTTCTGAAACCACTGCGAACCCTTCTTCCAAGTTGTAGAGGTACTGCTGGACGCACCAGAGCATCAGAAGCTGAAAGAGGTAAGCGAGGGTATAGCGTCGCTGTTTCGACTTATGCCGGAGCAGGTAGGACCGCTGATGACAATGGTCACGTCGATGCTGGGGGTTATGTGAGAACTACAGAAATGGCGAAAGCCGGTCTGCGCGAACAGAACCGACTTTCAGGTGCAACAAACGTCAGTCAATTGCGAGGTCATTATGACAAACGCTAATCCAAAACGCCAGGCGCAGGAGGTTTAACTGTGTCGAACGTCGCTTACGCTAATTTCGCGGCGCACTCAGCCGCCAGGAGCAACCGGATGGAGAACCAGAAAACCGGATTCATCCCGTTGTACCGGAGTGTTCTTAAGCAAACCTGGTCGAAGGACGTCTTCCTGCGCACGCTGTGGGAAAACCTGCTGCTGTGTGCTGCTCGCCAGCCATACACGGCAAACTTCAAGGGGCGCCAATGGCCGCTACAAACCGGACAACTGGTAACAACTTCGGCCGATCTCGGGCTGAACTTATGCGACAGGGAAGGGAAGCCATGTAGTCGCCACGCCGTCGACAGGATGCTTGATGTTTTCGAGCGTGAAGGGATGATTTCTCGCTCTGGAGAGAAGCGAAAAGGCTCTGTGATAACCATCACAAATTACGCTGAATATGCTCAAAAAATGGACGATTTACCCGAGCGTTTCACCGCGCATATCTCCGAGCTTAATACCGAGCATGGCGAAGCCAGTAATGGTGCAGCTTCGGAAGGTGGTGCCGCGCATAACGGCGCGCTTTTACCCGAGCGTTTCACCGAGAATCATGAACAACAATGTAATAACAACAATAAAAACATTAAAAGATCTTCGTCCGAGAATTCTGACGAATCCTCTGACGCACGTCTGAAGAAATTTTTATCAGCTCATCCTGAAGCTGCGGTTTACACCCCATCCGGTGCGAAGTGGGGATCGGCTGAAGACCTCAAAACCGCCCAGTGGATATCTGCCAGGGTGAAGCAGATTAATCCAACCTGCAAAGCCCCGGACATGACCTTCTGGTCTAACACCGTTCGCCTGATGCGCCAGATAGACAACCGGTCGCACCAGGACATCTGCGCGCTGTACGACTGGGCCAGCAAGCACCACTTCTGGCAGACCAATATCCTGAGCCCGGAAAGCCTGCGTAAGCAGTGGGACAAGCTGACGATGCAGCGCAGCGCTGGTGGTGAGCAGCGAGGCGGAAAGCCGGATCTGGACTTCAACAATACTGACTGGGCCTATGAGGTGATGCGATGAAATCTCTTGCAGAGCAGATGCGTAACCACGACCGCGAGCAGATGAGCCGCATGGCCCATAACCTGCCAGAGCAGTACCAGGAGCGTGCGCCGGTCGAGCAGGTGGCGAAGGTATTCAACAAGCTGTTCAACGAGCTGCGCGCAGCGTTCCCGGCCAGCATGGCGAACTTTCGCAGTCAGGACGACCTGAACGAATTCCGCCGTCAGTGGCTGCTGGCGTTTCAGGAGAACGGGATCCACTCAATGGCCCAGGTCGATGCCGGTATGCGCGTTGCCCGCCGCCAGGAACGTCCATTCCTGCCGTCGCCGGGTCAGTTCGTCGCCTGGTGCAAACAGAGTGGCGGGGCGCTGGGCATCACCGTTGACCAGGTTATCGCCGAATACTGGGACTGGCGTAACCGTTCGTTCGAATTCACCTCCAGTGAGCAATTCCCCTGGTCGCAGCCGGTCATGTACCACATCTGCGTAGAACTGCGCCACCGCAGCACAGAGCGCCAGTTAACGCATGGTGAGCTGGCACGCGAGGCGGGTGATCTGCTGGATATGTGGGAGAAACGTGTTACCGATGGTAAGCCAGTGCCGCCGGTACGCCGGGCAATTGCAGCGCCTGTTGCCGAGCACGGGCCGACGCCGATCCAGCTGCTTCAGGCCAAGTACAATCGCAACAAGTCGAACGGGATGGTGTGAGATGGATAGCTTAAAACAACGCATCGTTGATTACGTGGGCGCTACCGATGCTAACGGTGGGCTTACCGTTGATGTCATCGTTGCAGACCTGAACAACGGCGGCCCAATCAGTAACGCCATTACCAGCAACATGAACGTTAAACGCACGCCAAGAGGGCAGGGCTGATGCCAATTATTGACTATCCTGACTGGCTGCCACTGGCGCAGAAAGCCAGCAAAAACATGACGCTAGATACTGGGTTCCAGACCGACCAGCCGGCGGTCGGCCCGGCTATCTTCCAGAACCTTACTGACGACCTGAAAGTGACCTGGTCACTGACATGGATCTTCACGCTGGACCAGGAGCGCGCGTTCCAGCAATGGCTGCGCAGCCCGAACTATCTCAACCGTGGCCTGAACTGGTTCCGGATGAATATCAATCTGGGCGGTAGCGGCCTGCAGCAGCAGCAACTTCACTTCACTCAGATGCCGGTGCAAACCAGTATCGACGGCGGAGTGGTGACCTGGACGGGGACGGTTATCGCGAACCACCTCTATAACGCAGACGACGAGTTCGATGACATCATTGTTGAACTGCCACCGCCGTGGGATTCGTGGCTGGATATCGTGGTTACAGGTTATCCGGACGGTCGCGATCCGGAAAGTCTCCCGAGGGTGCCGTAATGCCGAGCCTAAGGGAGTACAAGCAACAGCGGCCGATTCGCGGCAGTTACGACACAATTACCTTTTACCATCCTTCCTTCGGTTATGTGCGTCTGGTAGACAAACAGTTCTTCGAGAAAACGCTTGCAGGTCAGGTATACAAGCCAGCGCGATTTGAAATCGAAGAGAGTCAGCAGAGCGGCACGCCGGTGATCGACGCCACTGTTAAGTTGGGGCGGCTTTCATCAGATATCAAAACGCTGATGAAAAAATGGAAGGGCGTGTCAAGGTTGTCACCAATCACGGCTACCAGGCAGATTTTCGATAGCGGAGATACATCTGCGCCTATGAAAAACTGGACGCTTTTTGTGAAGACTGTTGACGTTGATTCAGATGCCGCATCTGTAACCCTTTCCATTACCAACCCATTAAATAACAACATAAGTCGCCTTTATGACCCAGTCGAATATACCGGTTTGCAATACCTCTGATTTCATCAGGAAGGTAATTGGTTTGCCTTGGTGTAACCGTGCCTGCTCGTTCGATAAGGTGGATTGTTGGGGATTGTGCGTGTTGTATTACCGGCACGTTCTCGGCATTGAACTGCACCAGACGCCGGACTACGAAGCCGGTGAGGACTTCTTCACCTGCTATCAGGGTGACGTCGTTTTCTGGCGCCAGGTCGATAAACCTGTCGAGGGAGGGATATTCGTCGGATATCGCGGCGCGCAACCGGCACACGTTGGCCTGGTACTGAACAGGCAGGCGTTACACTCGAGGGGCGAGAGCGGAAGCGTGCGCATGGACTCGTTGCTGGTCATTCAGCGGGCATTCACCAAAGTGGAGTTTTTCGAATATGGCGCTGGTTGAGATATCGAATTTTCCGGGAACGCCTAAGCTGCGTTGCAGGGTGCCAAACGGCACCCTTTTTTATGACTGGCTGGCGGCCAATGACGCTACCTTTCACCGCGATCTGCTGATCGTCCGCAACGGCGTTAAATTGGGCGACGATGACGAGCTGGCGTTTGAACTGAGCGAGTTGGACCACGTTCATATTTTCGACCAGCCGAAGGGTATTGTCGGCGACATCCTCAGCCCGATCTTCAAAGTGGTTGGTCAGGTATTCTCGTTCCTG